ATATAATATTGTAGGAAATTATCTATATGATCATGTTAATCTAACTAATAGAGACGTGTGTAAAAAATATATCTTTATTATCGTACTTAAATTTTTGTCGATTAAAGATTATTTATATTTCGATCATCATGTTCATACATTACGCGGCGAGATACAAACATTATTATTTAAAGAACAAGTAAAACGATTAGCCGATATGTTTATCGGCGCGAAGAATGAAGAACGTACGTTCAACGAATTTAAGACATTCGTTAAGAAAGATTTTATAACAAACTTTCTTAGCTATAAGTAAGAGTCCTTAAAAGGGCTCTTATTTTTTTTTGTTATTTTTTATCATATATATGTTCGCTATAAGGATGTAGATTGTGGTCGGTATATTTTTTGAATAAGAATCATGAGCATATATATGAAAAAATACATATTCTCAGTAGAAATGTATAAATGAGAAAACCCAATATATAAGGAAAATGGAAAATATTTTTAGAGGGGGTAAGTGTTTTATATATATATGGTCGATCGACCAAAGTTCGCCCCCCCGCCTTTGATTCATGGTGGTGTTTGGGACGAACGATGGTCGATTGGTCATGACCTTCATCATTGTGATGGGGTCAGTTTAAATAAGACATTGTGTAAAACAAAACACTTCCTCCACAATGTCTATGTCTAATTAGAGGGAGGAAAGGAATTCAAAATGAAAAAAGTATTCGTAGCAATCTTAGCAGCAATGGTAGTAACAGGTGCAACTTTTGGTATTGCAACATTCGCGGAACAAACTCCGCACCATTACCAAATGTATGTTGTCAAAAGTGGAGATACTCTTGACGATATTATTTTAAAAGCAAACGAAGAAAGCAATGTCTCCTTCGACATCAGAGATGCGGAAGCAGTTGCAGTCCGCGAATCAAAAAAAATGGAAGGAGGTGCAGTCTCTCGCCAACTACAGATCGGCGAGAAGGTAGCAGTACCTATTTATCGCTAAGCTACCAAGTCCAGCTGTATGACTATAAACTATAGCTAAGTATATGTCTCATCACATAGAACAGGAGGTGAAACTATGAGAAGAGATATATTAATCATTACCATCCTTTCTGTTGTGCTAGCATGTCTAGCAACAGCAGGAGGAGTATTCTTGTCACGTTACATTAAATTGTAGTGTTAGCGTGACAAGAAGAAGCGTCGTGAGTTAGGACGCTATATAAATACTAACTCATTCTTTATATAAGAGCTATATTATATATAAGATATAGCTTTTATATAAGGGATATATTATGCCCTTTATTTTTTATATGTGCCGTAAGGCAAAGGAGGTCATCATGACTACAAAAACAAATTTAAAAAAATTCTTCGTATTTGGTTTATTAAATTCCAAAGGAGAAGTTTTCTCAGGGAAAAAAGAATATGCTTCCATTATTAATGGAGGCAAAAAAGCTAAAGCCTTCTATAAAGGCTTAGGCTTTAAGGATGTTAAAACTGTATCGTTACATAGTACAGTTTTAGTAAAAGATAACAATGATCGATTGTTGTCTTTTATAACTCCAATCAGCCATTTAAGCAAAAAAAGTTGTGCTGAAAAAGAATACAGTACAACTTATTGGGCTTGGTGTGAAGTAAAACGCCAAGCAGAAGCTGTTGCTGAAAAAGCAGCAGCAAAATCTTCAGTAAATTCTGATATTGAAGAAGAAGTTTTCATTCGTCCGGAAGGACAGAATAAAAATTTCTACGCTGTAATTAGTGTAGAATATACAGGCTTCGTATTGAAGTGGGCTCGCTGTAAAGAGCTCACTGATAGTATAAGCTCCAAGTTTAAAGGCTTCAATGGATTAGAAGCCGCTAAGGCTTGGATGCGTGAAAATCACGCAGCCGACAGTTCATTTGAACATATAACAGATATTAGACAAATTAAATAATCTGTTAATGTTATTGTCCGAAATGACGTTAAACTATTTTTATTTATTTTATTCATGGAGGAGAAAAAATGGATAAAATTAAATCTTTAAGAAAACAACGTGCTGCTCAAGAGGCAGTAAAACAAGTCTTCCATAACCATATGGAAGATCTAGGCGCATTACAGCAGTTTGAAACTGCAAATGTGTCTAGCTTTACGTTTGAATTGAAGGGAAAAGCTAGAGTGCCACTTGCACATGCAAGTATATCTAGCTTGCCAGTATCCGGTATCTTAGAGCATGGAGATACTATCCGTGCATCTATTGCTACCGGTATCATTTGCTTGGATGGTCCATCTGACGGAATCAGATGGGAAAACAAAGTATTCGTAGATACGAATGCTTACATCCCAGGCATCTGTAAATTGGACTTCTCGCATTTACGGGAAGTTCAAGACGTAGTATCTGTGCTTGAGTTAACGAAGAAACATCCGTTACTTCGTTATCTCAACGCGTTGCAACTATCACCATCTATGATTAGGCAGATGATGATAGTCATGGTATTTGAATCAGAAAAAGAAAAATTCGAAGCAAGAGTACAGGCATTATGTGCTCAAGGCTTTACTGCAATTGCCCTAACACCGGGCAAGGCACAAAAATTAAATACCTATGTAGGTTTGTTTGCTGCACCAGCACAAACCATAGGTATTGATTTAAATAAAGATTGCATTGCAATCGTACCGAAGCTTGACTCAACTAAATTTGGCGATTCCTATGATGGAATGGCTTATCATAACCATGAGTGGTTTTGTTCCACTTATGGTATGCCGTTTAGCAAGCCATCGTATCACCAAATGCGTGTTACGGCACTGTCTATTAAAGTAGGCAGTCAGCCGTTGCACGCAAAGTCAATGGAGGCTTGGAAACAAGCTTTCTTAGCTATGGATAAAGTTCAAGTCTTCGGTATGGAGGACGGTGTAATCCATGCCGAAAAGTTTGTTGGTTATTACAAGAAAGGCAATTATAATGTTGCCTTCTTTGGTAATACAAATGGTAGACTTCTTGCCATTACTGATGAAAATGGCATGAAGCGTGTGCCAGAGTTAACACCATCTCCTAAAGCATGGGAGTGGCGCATCCTTCAATTCTTCCACGAGACTCGTGGGAGGATTTCTACACAACACTGTCAATACGTTGTGTAGAATTTTTGTTATTATTCATGAGAGGAGAAAATAAACATGAATAAAAAGTTAAATAGACAATATATTGCAAGTATTGCTAAGAAAGAAATTGCTTCTAAAATTGAAGCACATTTCCATGGCAATTATCATGGCTCTGAAGTGGATAGAGCTGTTGCTCTTATGCCTCAAATTTTACAAGAAGATGCTCAAGTTGGCATCTCCTTCGTAAAGAATATAGTAGAGGCTTTGAACAAGATGTTCGAAAACTCCAAATGGGACAGCGGTTGCGGTAGCTTTATGGCTACTGCTGAGGTAGATCCTATTCTTAAATTCTCCAGCAATCGCTTAGTTGAGGAACACCAAATTGGTGTATCCAACGCTAAGTTTATCCGTACTTTAAGAAAGTGCGGATATCGTGCTTTAGATGTAACTGGAGAAGAAATATCTTCAGAAGTTAAAGCAGAACTTATTGCTACTGAATCAGACAAAGAGCTTATGGAACTTTGCCTTAACTTAGGTTTGGGTATCAAAGCTGAAGGCATTAGATTCCCTCATGCAGGGGAATCCTACAATGCTGTGATTTATCCATCACAATATTTCGTTAATCTGTTAAATAACAGATATGACGAATACGTTAAGGATGCCATGAAATATTTAGCGTCCAAAGGCGTGGTAAAAAACCTTGAAAAGTTAGCTCAAGGTTTAGTTAACGCTGCTTTAGATGAGCTAAAAATGATTCCGATTAGTGGATTCATTTGCACAGGCAGCGAATATTTCAAGATGAGCCAAGGGGGGTCGGATCATGATACCGACAAACACCTATGGCTCGTCGGCACAGATGCTGACCTATATGATGGCAAGGTCCATTATATGGTCGGTATCAAAAGCGAGGTAGCTGCTCAAGGCTTACTTGAAGCAGCTAGTTATGCTGAATTTATCGAGAACGTGTTTGTGTCTGGCTTGACCGACATGAATGTGGGAAAATATGTAAACAAATCTTCCCTCGTTCTTGAAATAGTTGGAACACGAGGAACAATCGTGTTCCATCAGTCTTGCGACATTATTCGCAAGAATCTTGATCTCAAAGTAGATGTATCCAAGCCAGAATATCAACGTCATTATATAGCTAATGTCGATATTCATGAAGATGAATGTTGTACAGATAAAGTTAAAGCCATGTATGAAGATTTCTTGGCTTCTAATATGGATGATAAATCCATATTAAATTACTTGGTCGACGTATTAATTATCGCGCCAAGTATCATTGGTCATATCATTGATATGGCCAAAGCTGGCCCTGGTACAGCTTTTGATCCTTTAGGTGAAATGCTTAAAGGTATCCACAGCATGCGTAGAAAACAATATGCATGCATCGATTTAGATATTGAAAATGGCACGCTTAATTTGAGTGATGCTGTTAAGATTGGTAGAGAATTTTTAAGAGGAGAAACAAAATGAAAATCAATCAAAAACAACAACAACAACAAAAAAGTTTAGGCATTAAATCTGGATTGTATGAGATCCAGAATGAAGTAGCTGAGGTTGCATTAGAGCAACTAAAAGCTACGGTGGATGCTTATGGTATTAACTTGAAAAAACAAAACAGTGAGGCTAAAGGCCTTATTGGTTATGTAAATGAACTCATTGAGGACATTAGAAAATCCTCCAATGAGAACATTAAAGGAGAGCTAATGAGCTCTCCAATGTCCAAGATTGCGAATTATGTTCGCAATATGCTTATCTGGGGCATGGGCATTAATCCAGACGAAACAAATGTTTATGAAGAAGCTCGTAAACAAGGTTTTATTTATGGCAGCGTATGCCTTAAAAAAGACCTTGTTCACTATGCATGGGATAACGCAGACGAAGAGAAACAATTAGAATCTCTTCGTGTTGTTGAGGTAACACCTCGTTTTAAAGGCGCTGCTGATGCCTATAAACCAGCAACAGGTCTTGATGAAGAAGAAGGCGAATACGTCTTCTTCAATAAGGGCTTGTCTTCAGATGAATATTTATTCTGTGACCCGACTGTGAATGGATCATATGAATTGTTCGTGCGCGAAAATGGTAGCTTGTACATTATCGTAACACCGTTAGACGGTATGGAACTTGACCGTCCTAAGAAGCAGTTGTTAGTAAAATCCAATGACTTTGCTAATGCTGCATCAAAAGTTGCGGTAGCACAAGGTTTCCATAAAGAAGACTCTAATGGCGAAGTTATTAGATACGAAGAGTTTGTCTTAATGGCAGGCTCTGTAGCAAAAGCTATTAAAGCAAAAGGCTTAGACGGTAAAGCGCCATCAGACGGCATTTTCGTAAAGTCTTTAAAAGGAGATGGATATGCACAATTATGTGCTATATCTTTATCCTCTGAAATTCGTGAGATGATTATGAGATCTTACGGCGAAGCTAAAGTTAAGGTGCATGTGGACAACATGTGCTTTAATCAATTCGAGAAACAAGGGAAGGAAATCAAATCTGTGGCTTTAATGCTTACAGTATTAGATTAATTTACCCTTCGGGTCCTCCTCTCTAGCATTATTCAAAGAAGTTGCTTAGTAGAGCGAGGGCCCGACAGTTCTAATTATACTTATATAAGATTTTTAAGAGAAATTTCCTAACGGAAATTATCCCTGCCGGGGGCCTCCTGACGGAGGGTCCCCTGCGGGGCAAGTCCTATATAAGTATATTGTTATTTAATATCGGGACTCCGTCCCGAAATCTTCTATGAGGGTAATTTGCCCTCATATTATTATTTGTATTCACAGGAGGAGAAAAAACTATGAAAACTATTAAGGCGACTATGCCTGCAACAATTAAAAATTCTATGGCAGTAAATTTATCTGCTAACATTTCTAATGATGACAAAGTTGTAAAAGACTTTGTTCGTCATCCGTTATTCAAGGATTTCTTCATTCGTGAGGCAGGGGTATTTGCTCCTGAAACCGAATGCTGCAGATTTTCTGTTCCTGGCCATAGTGACATGGAAGTTTCCGTAATTCGAAGTTCCATGACATACGGCGGGGACGAAGGTTTGTTCGAGCTAGCTATGCTTAGAGATGATAAGTGTTGTTACGACACACCTATCACTGACGATGTACGTGGCTGGTTAGAAGTTGAAGATGTGTTGGACATTCTAGAAGATGTTCAACGCATTTATGGAGGTATATAATGGAGTTCAGATTCTTCGGGGAGATATTCCCCGACCAAATTATCGATGTTAATGATTCTAATAGAGCATTAGAATACATCGAAGCTAAATATTACAGAGACGATATCGTTTCTGTAAATATGTGTAATTTTGACGGCCAGCCTGTCATTAAAATTAAGGCCTGGGCAGATATTAGTGGCGACGACGATGAAGACTGTGTGTCTTATGAACGTCGGCCGATGTATTTATGCACAGAGCATTCGTATCGTAAGTTATCTCCAGAAACTATTAAATTATTAACTGGAGAATAGCCCCCGCCGGGGCTAAATCTTCTATGGGGATACTATGTCGACATTTACGGCATAGTACTCCTGTTGAAGTTCTCTGGCACTCCGTGCCGAAATTTTTCACGAGGCAATCTGTCCTCATATTCTGTTATTCTACGTAGGAGGAGAAAATCATGTTCGTAGAAGCTATTTATAATTACACTTTAGTATCTCCAGTAGGAGAATTTATTTCTGTTCAATCCACAGATGGTATCTTTGGTGTTCTTCGTGAGCATCAAGGTTTCCAATTTATTAGTCGTACAATACTAGGATATCGTTCCTGTGGTATGGCTGATTAATGGAGGTGCTCTATGAACGAAGTTATTACTGGCCTTAATAAGGCTAGAGAAGATTGTGCTAGCGTCTATAAGATGCTAGCATTTCAGTTAGGTTTTATTGTTAGTTTTGTCGTTACACTATTAATTTTAATTAACTATTAATGGAGGTACATCATGTTACAACGTAATTTTATTCAATGGTTAAATGGGTTTTATGCGGAATACCCTGTAACATTCCGCGTGTTCTGGTTCTTAGTGGGCTGGACTGTAGGCAGTGCTGTCAAAATGGCAGTACTACAACATCGCTTGAATAAGCGATAAAGCTTTGTAAGATTTCTCCCGAGGGTTAACTTCTGAAGTTTCCCCTCCGGGGCGAAATCTCCTGTGACCTCTTCTTATTAGTTAGGTCATATTATTTTTTCATATAAAGCTTTATATAAGCTACCGTAGGTGCTATGTACTCATAATACCTCCCTTTATAAAGATACACAACAACCTAATGTGCATCTACGGTAGTTAATATAAGGTTTTATACCTTTATGAGATTGAGAGGGCTCCGCCCCGAAATCTTTCATGGGGCCTTTTGTGTGGAGGTCCCTTTCATACTTTTTCTCCTCTTCTTCCGCGGTGAAGACTGCGGGAGATATGAGCATTAGATAAGCATTGACCTATCTAATGTTGATATCTCTTGCAAGTGTGTGCAAGAGGAGATTTTATTTTCATCCCGTGTCGCTAATATCGGGATACTTTTAATCAAAGGAGGACATTATCATGTCTAAAACTCAAAAAGCTTTTGCAACTGTTACTACTCATGTGTTTGGCTCTAATGCTAACGGCTTCGCTTATATGATGTCAGCTGTCGTAGCTGGTATCAATGGTGTGCGTGACACCAAACCAGCGAAGATGGTAGTTAAAGGTACATCTTATGTCGGCATGGGCTGTGATGCTCTAGCTCAAATCGTAGAGCTATATGCTGATAAATCCGTAGGATATAAACAGTTCACTGGCGAAATTATCACTTCTGATGCAGTAGCAATTCGTGCATATAGCATCATGAAGAATTTAAAAGCTGGTCTTACTCCAGCTAAAGTAGCTGACGCTGTTATGAAAGAAGCTGATGGTCCAGAAGACCGCGAAGCGTTCAAACGCTTGGCTCTTGCATTAAAAGATGCTCAACAACAAAATGTACGCTTGCGTATCAGCCGTTTGTCTCAAGAACACTCTTATGCTTTAGAGGTTCCTGAAGGCGTAGAATTGTCTGCTGGTGATGTTGTTAAATTTAACCGTGGCGTTGCAGAAAACGGGGTTAAATTAGCATTCGGCGTTCAAAGCTCTTATGCTTATGAAATCGCTGAGGTAAATAATGAGCTTAAAGCTCTTAGACCAAAAAATACGCCAAATGCAAAACATCGCATGGCGTGCATCAACTCTACATTGAACTTAATCCGTGAAATCAAAGCGGAAGAAGTTTCTGCAGAGGATTTAATTTAGTCTAGGGGGCATTTGCCCCCTTTGTTTTTTAGTTAACAAGGAGGCTGTCCACTATGGCAACTTTTAATCTTAAACATCAAAACCCTGAAGTTATTAGTTATATGGCTGAAAAAATTCAGGTAGAATATAATGGCACTATCGAAGAAATCGATGGTGGCATTCATGTAGAAGTCAGTGATGAACATTTAAAAGACATCACTGACGCATTCAGTCGCGTTAAACGCAATACAATGGTAGGCGGTTGGGCTAAATCCGCCACCAAATTTATTGGAAGACAAACTAATACCGTAAAAGATGTTGGTATTGGTGCCGTAAGCTTGTCTGCTAAAGGTATATTTGGTGCTGTTAAAAAGACAGCAGAATTAGCTATGGGGGCAACTGCCGTCGTAGTTAATGAAGCCAAATCAACCTGGAAAGAAGCTGGCGTGTCTGACGAGCTTCGTGATTTGAAGAAATCCTTCGGTAGTACTGGTGATAATAGTGCAGAAGGCATTGAAATCATTAAAGATACTGCTCCTACAATTGAAGATACTGCTGGTGCAGAAGCTTAATAATCAGAATAGGGTTTAGTCTAGAGGGGCAGGGTTTGCTCTCCTAGGCTAAACCTTTATTTTTTCTTTGTATTGAAAATATACATTTAGGTAGTGTTGTTATCTATAGCATTAGCTAAATGTATATTTTTTTATAATTCGCGAAAAGCATACTACCTGGGTACATATGGCGTAATTCGGGTGTCAGCTTTAGCGAAAGTCCATTTTTTTGGACACTTTTGGCAGGGGCTAATTTTTTTAGTGACTGCTTTTTTTTATCGGAACGATTACGTTTTCGATCGCCAATATATATAAGCGAGCGCCAGCGAGCGAAGAATATATTTATTGTTGTATAAGCCCGAGAGCGAGCGAAGCGAGCGGAGGGCGTTTATTAAGTTCTCTGTGTACTCTCTTCCAAGAGAGTAGTTTTGTTTATTGTTTATATTGTAAGGCGAGCGAAGCGAGCCGTTAGTTCTTTGTTTACTTTCTTCTTAAGAAAGTAATTATGTGTATTATTATTAGTAGTTCTCTGCTATCTCTCTTGTAAAGAGAGTAGTTATGTATTATATATATTTATATATGTATAGATTCTCTGTTATCTCTCTTCTCAAGAGAGTAATTAGTTATTTATATATATGTAGTATGTTGCGTAGCGAGCGTAAGCGAGCGGAGCATATGAACGTAGTGAATTATATATAGTGTATTTCCCGATGAGCGAGGAACGCTAGTGACGAGCGAGTTGTAGTGTCCTAGCGTAAGCGACGATCATAAGAGTATATATTGTATATTATATAGTTAGCGAGCGACCGCAGGGAGCGAGCATATATAATATCTGTCAGCGACCGCAGGGAGCGCAGCGAACGAAGTGAGCGAGTATATATATAATCTTATAGGAGCTAGATAAGCAATAAGGATTAGTGAGTATTTAGTATATCGTGATATAGTATATTATATTATACTATAGTAGTATATAGTAAATATGGTGTAGATCCTTATTTACAGTAAGAAGGAAAATTCGGGCAAGAAAAATTGAGAACCGTAGGTTCGAAATTTTGAGAGTTTTCCGCCCGGGGATATCTATATCATATATATATTAGGAACGAACGAAGTGAGTGACTTGGAATATATTATGTTAATAATATATAGTATTTTCTGCCGTCGGTATTTTATTAAAAGAGAGACTAGTATATAT